ATTCTGTAGTTGTAGTTATTTCAGTTGATTTATATTTTGGGAAAAAGCAAAGGCGAGACCCAAAGTGTTTATACGCACCGGAAGGTGTCTCAGACGTATTCACTCTAATAAAGCCCGCATCTGCACCATCCGAACCACCGCCAACCACCACCAACCGCAGGCTGTTAGTCGATGTATTAGTGTAATAGTAATCGCACCAGTAGGTAGAGGAGCTACCTCCGACCTCCGTGGCCACTATATCGCCATCTTCCCCAAGCAACGTATTCTTTGCATAACCGTTTACACGGCAAATATTGCCTTTCTTGTCATATCCTACATAAGAACTATCACTAAAATTCGACGGGTCATCGGTAGTCCATAATACGGATAATCCGGCATCGCCCGTGGTGACCTGTATATTGGCCCCGTCAGTATATTTCCATATATGGCCGAACGGATTCTCTATACCACGATACCTGTTAGCCATCAACGTGGCGTGAGTACCGCCGGAAGCGTTCTTCACCACATATGCCTTCTCTCCCGAGCCGTTCCCGAACTCGTTGGTATAGCCGCATGGTATAAGGGGGTTTGCATTATTGAAATTTATCCAATCTGTCATTTGCGTCGGTCCCGGACCTAAGCCACCTTGGGCGAAACCGTTAGCGTCCTTCTGGGCGTTGAAAGGCTTCTGGCTGTCCAGCGTGGCGTACTCGACGGCGAATAGCCAGAACAGGATCTTGTGGGCGTTGTAGGTATACATCTCCCAACCGCTGCCACGTTTCCTCGCGGCTTGACGGAATTGGTCTCGGGTGAGGTTGGTTACGGGTCTGCCTAACAGCGAGCGGTAGGTGCCGTCCCAGTCGGCGGTGTTGTCGCCGCCACGTATGTTTGTATCAGAAGAACCAACACCATAAGAGCTAAACAGAATCAAATTAGATCGGGAGATACGAGCTTCCGTGGTAGATATATAGAATTTATCAATGTGGTTATACCCGGGTAATGGCATATCCGACAACATCCTCCTAAATTTAGTACCTTGGATGTATATTTTATACCAATGATCTGGGATTTCAACCATAGCAGAAAAAACAGATATGTCTGAATATTCTCCTGTAAGAACTTCCGTGTCATATGCAGGAATACCCCCATTTGTGTCAAGAATACACCTTCTCATCCCGCTCTGCACAGGCAACTCCCTATGCAGTTGCATATTCCCCACACGCTTCCCGTCCGGACTTGACGAAGCCATGTCCCACTCGACACCGTAGGCGTACCGTTCCTCGATGTCGGGGATGTCCTCCCATGCCGGGGTCCACTCGGTGGATAAGTCTCCATACTCAAGCTTGATCTTGTGGATGGTGGAAGTTGATGTGCCAGTTTTAGGAGAACTAAATACAACCATATGTGTGTTATCAGCTACTGCATCTCCGATATTAGTAATCCATTTAAAAGTCTTACTGGCCTTCCCATTCACAAAGTCAGCCTTGCTGAACTGAGCCATAGAACCTACTGCACCAGTAGAGTTATATATAGTGAACATTTCCTTATCATCACCCAATTCTCCAAAAATAGTCAATGTTACTTGTGTTCCTTTAGATATCGGTTCAGTTAGCCAATAATCAGCCATCTCATACTTGGAATTACTCACCTCCTTCCCCGATCCCAGCAACAGGTTCCTCCCGTACACGGGTAACTTACGGTACTTGCCGTCGGCCATGAGGGACTCGGATTTGTCTCCCTTGGTCTCTAATGTCAAGGATACGTCTGGATCGTCCTCTTTCGCCTTGGTTGGCGTTATGGTTATCTGTCCGTTAGACGGGGTGGATGTGACAACGGGCTTTAACTTATCAACGTCCGTCCTTAGGCCGGTGACCAGATTCCGGATATCCGTATCGTCGTAATTATCCAATCCATCCAACTTACCCTTATCTTCGTCAGTATAATTATTGTCCGTATGGACGTAATTAGCGTCCTTTACGATGTGATCGTCATTTGTTAATTGGGATGTCTTGGTTGGGATCAAAGCCGTTATCTCCGCACGCAAGTCATTGAGAAGACCGGTTAGGGTTTCCTTATCCGTAATACCCTGCAAAAAAAGCTCGATCTCATGGAAGGTATCTATAGCGTCGCTCGCTCCATCACCCAATAACGTGTCGATATCCGCCTTGATAGAGGCGATCTCACTCCTGACCCATTCATCATCATAGTTGGATAAGCCGTTGATCTTAGATAACAGCTCATCCGTAAGGTCGTTTGTGCTAAGTCCCTTCCCTTTGATCTTCTCGACAAACCTATCGTCAATCTGTCCGGACGTGTAATAACCTGACAAGATACTCGTGACCTCCGCAAGTATTTGTTTTTTCAAATCCAGCAACACTCCGGCCATATCCTTATCCTCTGTCATACCGGACAAGAACTCCACCACCTCCTGCCATCTGTTGATGATATTGTCCGCATCAGGATCTCCCGTTATAAACGTGGACAGATCGGAAGCAACTTTCCTTATGGCCGTGTCAAGATCCCCCTCTACCTCCTTCGCCCTGCTGATCTCGGAGGTTAAAGCCTCTCTTAACGCCGTGTCATCGTAATTACTCAATCCGTCGAGCTTTTCCAAAAGAGCGTCCGTCAAGTTGTTATCCGTATGCGTGTAATCGGCATCGGTTACGATATTATCCGGTAGAATGGGTATGCCTAACTCCTCTAGGGACTTATCCCCGACCAACTCAACCCCGTTGATCCGTGGTTTATTGGTCATACTTTCATAATCTCCGGTCCCTACGGCAGGAACGGATATATCTCCCGTTAGCTTTATCGTTGTCACCTTGACGCTGCCGCATCCCGTATCTCCACCGACGGAGCACGACCGTGGGATAAGACGGAACGCATCGCAAGCGTCTACGGTGTACATGCCCTCCTTCCCTTTGTTCTCGATAAGGGTCAGCGTATAGACACCGTTATAATCTTGGTCTTTACCTAGGTAGGTGAATCGTATCACGTTATCCCGGAAGTGGAGGTCTTTTACCGCCATCTTCTTATAGCCATTGGTCATGAAGACGCTAATGTTCTTGCCATCCAAAGACTCGGGCTTACCGTCCCGGAAGATGGTCCATTCTATATTGATGTCGTTTCCTATGCGAATAGCTTCCATATTATTGAAGGGTGAAGGGGTCTATTATTTTAAAAGATTCTCCATCTCCATTGGACACAATAATCTTTCCTTGGCAACTCTCGGAGATTTGAAAGACATAGTCTGATCCAGCTTTAAAAGATCCTAATACCGTACATCCTTTAAGAGAACCTGAAATTTGGAGTCTAGCCTGTCCTTCGATGTTAAATAGGTTATTAGTCACCATTAAATTTGCGCCATTCAATAATATATCTACATAATTATTTACCGTATTACCGCTAACTTCCATAGCGACATCATCTATACTAAGTCCATATCTCATATCATTAGTATCTATTTTTGAGCTAACGGTTCCTTTAACAGCTATGAAAAAAGACTTATTTGAGCTATTTTTCTTTATCCTGGCAGAACCTATCGATGGTTTTGCCACACTAAGGACATACACAGCAGTATTGGTTATACTATCAAGAATATATATTTCATTATTCATTGCCTTGCCATCCAAGGAAGCGTCCATAACCGAATCCTCGCTAATGTCATTATATGAATTTAAAAAAGTAAAAGTAAAAAACGGTACAGGACCATTTGTCACCTTTTTAAAAATATTTGAGTCTATTTTCCATTTTATGTTCTTAAAATCAAAATCAGCCTCATTTCCATATTCGTCTATAAGCCTATAAATATATCCTTTCCCACTCTCATGAGCGATTGGATACGATTTAGTATCATTATTGATATCATACCATATTTCCCAAGATCCTAGGTCTGATCCGGCGAAGTAATCATCACCTTCACGCATTATGGCAGATGCTTTACGTTCTAGTTTATTGGAAGATTTAGCCGTGACGATAATGTCAAAAGGTTTCTCCGCTGAAACAGCCTTGTATTTATCATTTACTTTAGTTACATAATCTGTGATCCTGTACTTGTTCCCTGCGACAAGAGAGCTTGCCTGAATCAAAGATACTATCTCCTGATAGGTTACAGAAATCATTGTTGAGCCGCCAGAACCAGCCAAATCATATTCTTGCCCATTTACATTTATTTTTCTGATTGTTCCCATATTTTTATTTATTTGATTGTTAATACTCCATCAGCAACCGTTGTTTGCGAATCGGAAATAAAAAAGGTTTCACCCGACACTTCCGCTTGTATATTTTTAGTAAAAACCAAAACACTACCTGAAACAAAAGCCTTTGTTATCCCAACTCCGGACTGTAACAAGGCTAACAAATCCTTTATCTGATTAGATTGCTCATCTATAATAGCCTTAAGCTCTTCGTTATTATTATTAAATTTATTGTTTAAACCTATAACTTTCGAATCTGTAGCATCATTTATCCTATCTTCCAAGCTAGGGATTAATACAGTTCCATCTTCCAATATAGACAAAGCGTTTTCTCGCGAGTTATCATCACGTCCTATCCCATAGGAAAACAGCACATTTTTATTATTTAGTGTTGGCTTATTAAAACGACCAAAAGAAACGCCATAATCCGAATTTACAAGCAGCCACTTCCCATGACAAAACGCCAACCTTGCAGGGGCTATATTACCTATAGTGCAATACTCTCCTCCTACATGCGAAAAAGAGCATCCCGGATAAACCTCATTACTATATCCTTCCACATGAACACAGAAGTTTTGGTCTGTATATTCTCTCCCCGAAAACAGAACATTATTGTATCCTTCCACATGATTTGCCTTATGTACAATTGGTGCACTATGCGAATAATACAAATCACCACATATATTATTATATCCTTCTACATGGCTTGTGTTATCACAAATAAAATTGTTAGCTCCCTCGAGGTGGCTTCGGGTGCCAATTGAAATGTTCAGAGCGAACTTCTCTCGTATAGATACAGCGTCAAAAAATAATGAGTGCTCAATATTTTCAGAGTTATAGACTCCGTAATCTTCTATGAAAGTCCTTAAAGAATCTCCACTCGTATCAAAAATAGGCCGATCCGCTATGCCTCCTACGGCATTTTCAATAAAATAAGGCTGGGTGCCTATTGATTCTCCTTCTACATGCGAACCATCTCCTAAACAATAAGAATATAATCCCTCTACATGCGATTGCGCTCCTAAGCACCATGTTCCCCTGCCCTCGGCGTGACCCTCGCTAGCGAACACATTCGTTTCGTAACCCTCCGCATGCGCCCTAGGACCGGTAGCGTTGGTATTCATACCCTCTGCGTGGGCGTAATTTCCTGCCGCCTTGTTATTCTCATAGTCATTGAATATCTCGGCGTTCTTGTAACCCGAGTAGTTTTGACCTACACCAAAGGCAAGGCTGTCCAATTCGATAAAATCCCCGTTTGCGCTTTTATCAACGGAGGATTTAAAAATATAATATCTATCGGCTATGATATTATCCGTAGGGACAAACACGTTCCCCGCCCCATTTCCGTCTTGGCCGGGCTTGCCTTGTGGGATACCTAAATCCAAAGCATAAATAGGTATACCTTCTGGGGTCTCCCCTCTCAAGACAAAGCCAGCCGTTGCCGAGCTATTAAAAGGAAGGGTGGAGACCGTACCGATAGAGACGACCGGAGAATCTCCCGGAGTTCCCTTCGGACCGGTTAGCAAGGATAATTCCACCAACACATTCCATCCGGGATTTCCAACATACCTCCATTGGATATCCGTAGACGAAGAGGCTAGTTCTATCTCCCTACCGTCAAGTCCCTTAAGTATAGCCATGGGGACTCTCACTAATTCCTCCTTAGCGGAAATACCGGGCAAAGATGACACGGAGGATATAGAGTCAATCTCCTTGAACTGACTTAAATCCTTGGACTCCTCCGCTAAGATCTTTTTACTCTCAGCGGCGATCGCACGTAAATCCTCGGGCGTTAGAGTAAAGCCGGAAGACAATGTAAGATCCCCTACAGCCATATTATCGTATGTTATTCTTGTTTAAGGAAAATATTTGCCGCATCGTCTATCACGGTTGACAATATAGCCTTGCAGTCTTCGTCCGAGACTCCATCTTCCAAGACTATCGATTTCCTGCCTTTGTCCACAATGTTTACATAACCGAACCTAAGCTCTCCTTTTTTGACCGAGGCCAATACCTCTGTTACCTTTTCGCCCGCATTCCGTGTTGTCTCATAGGAGATATCATAATCTCCTACCGTGTTTTTGTATTTGCTTCTCAATACAGATGATAATGTTGATAGTGCCATGTTAATTTCCCCTTTCTATAATGTTATAAATTTGCCCGTTACGCTCGTAGGCCAGAGATCCCACACGTACCTCGTCCTTGATAAAAGAGCCTGTTATCCGGTCTATCCGCTCATCGGTCTTGACCGAGGCGGAATACTGTATCTTGATACCGGCCACGTCCGAGTCGCCGTTTATTGTCCTTGTGTCGCTCGTTATCTCCATGGTCTTACACGTTTAAAAGGTCGAAGATCTGCCCGAAAGCGCCGGCGGTCAATGTCCTGTTACAACATTTCTTTATCAATATGGATTCCTTGTCGCTGATGTCCATATCGCCATCGGCGGCGTTGATCCTTGTCATCAGCTTGTAGGACTCATATTTCTCGTCCTCGTTCATCTCATCGCCGGAAGAATAAAGCCTAGCGCATACGATATCCTTGATGACCTGAACTTTTCCGAACTCGTCCTTCATGTCTTCCCCCCTGAAGGTCTTTAGGGGCTTGTTGAAATTTACTTTCATGATTGATGTATTTTAATTGTTATATTATTCTATATAGAGAAGTCTCGTAGCGGAATCCCATTTGACATTATATCTCGTTCCAGATGTGGATTCAGTGTTTACTTGTGTTACCGAAGGCATTAAGCCCATACGCAAGACAGTACGCCATATTCCGGGTGAGTCATTAGAGAACTTCTTTGTCCCAAGCTGTATATCTCTTATTCCATGCTTGCAATACAAAAAATTCATAAAACCACTATCATTTCTGGTAGACTCACATTCTAATTTTACCATATCAGAATCGTCCGCGTTAGTGACCGCTACTTTTATGGCGGTTCTCGGGACTTCGACCATAGTTCTTATCGCCAGTGATTTTTTGATGAACAAGGACGCTGTCCCCGCATCATTCGTTGTCCTATAATTATATCCTACGCTCAGTTTATACGTTGACTCATTGCTATCAGATATCCCGATCTCACATCTGCTTGAGTCCATGTACATCTTATAACTCCCGTAATATTCATTATTCGCTGTTCCATAAAGCTGATTATTGTTAATCGTAAATCCTCCAATTGTACCCCTTACTGCGTCCAAACTGGTTGCGTATAGATTATCTACGTCGATCATAGATGTCTTGATATATCCATTAACTATCACAGTGGCAGAAGTTAAGGCCTTTATTATGCTAGCCTCCTTACTCCATGCAGGAAGATTGTTAATAGCTTCTTGCGCTGATCCGGCTGTAGTTACGGCTTTAGCGGCATTTGATATGGCCGTAGCTGCGTCTTGAATAGCCTTGGAAGCGTTTGAATATGCTGTACTGGCAGTCGATTCGGCAGACGAAGCCTTACTCCATGCGCTAGAAGCGTCAGACAAGGCTTCGTTAGCTTTCGATAGAGCCGAACTAGCATTACTGCTAGCGTTATTGATCGTATTTTTGACATCCGTATTGAACATATTGAATGTCACCGCCCCTACAAGATTGATCCTCTCCGCCTTGATCGTGGTGGTGGTTGCCGTCTGGTTGATATACGATATGATATTATCGCCGTTCTCCAAGCTCTTGGCGGCGAACAACGTATTTCCCTGCGTAGTGTTGATCCATCCCGCCGTGTCTATCTCATTCCTTATATTATCCACCCTCGTTGATATGGCCGATATTTGCCCTGCGGTGATATTCAATTGAGAATCATACTTGGTATACACCTTACCTGTTTCCTCATCCACATAATCCTTCGTTGCCGCCAGCTTGATAGACTCTTCTGTTTGCTCTATCCTTGTCTCCAACCTGATAATGGCATCCGCCAAGTTATCGATAAACAAGGAAACACCATAAATCAGTATTTCCCCATCGAAAGATATACGGAAATCGCCACGTTCGTCCCATTTCCCCGCTTTCGAAAGCTTACGATACGAGGATGATGGTTCCAAGGACATGGAGACATAAAGGCTTGATCCCTCGAAACCTGCGGTCAATATCCCCGCCTTAACAACCCGGTAATGTAATGAGAAGGAATAGTCATACTCGGTCGCCTCGGTCTCATGTGACGGTATGTTTATAACGTCATTCCGCTGGAGGATATACGAGTCACTGATACGTAAGACATTTCTGTTGCCGTCTTGATAAATATCTGAAACTCCCCTCTTCTCTGACAGGAAAGAATCATTGGCGTAAATAAACGATCCGTCATGTCCCCAAAAACTTATTGAGTTCTCTGTCACCCAATAGTCCGTATTTTGGGAGAATGAGCTATTTTTCAATATATTGCCCGGCTCTAAGGATATATCGTTCCTGATGCCTTCGATTGAACTCTCGAATTTCCCGTTCATTATGGAAAATTCCTGCTCGATCGTATTACCTGTATCAAGGATGTAGGTCGAATTTTCAAAGTAAGCCCCGTTACCGTAAATCCCCCAAACACCGGTCAAATCTATACCGCTCTTGGTCCTTATCCCCGAAAGATTGCCGACACGTGCCTTGGTAGCATTATCGGGATCGGTCTTCATTCCATACACGACATCCATATACGGAGCTCCCACCTCGTCAATCGTAGTGATCTTGACAATACCCTTTCTGGTAGAATCGGCCACGCTATCTACACGGGTCAATACATCGCCTTGCGCAATGTCGGCTTTATCACCGGCAAAGTTGACAAACGTAATCCAGTCTAAACGATTTTCGCCGTCCGACAAATTACCGATGCCGACTTGATCAACCCGAAGTTCGTATTGCTTGATGATATTGTAATCATTCTCCACAGTCGGCATTCCCCCGAAACGCTGGACCATCAAGATATCCCCCGAACGGAACGGATTGTAGAGTAAGCCATTCCCCGTGTCCAAGTAAATCCTTCCAGTGGCATGGTCATAATACTCCACCTTCATCATCCCGGAGAATATCACGTTGTCATTTTCCCCACGAAGCTGAGAGACAATGAACTCATAGACCCTGAGACTGCCTCTAACATTTATATCGTCTATCTCTAGACGATATTTCTGCTCCTCTACACCTGCCGAGTTAACCCGTTTGTATGGCGCAATATCCCAGCCGAAGCCATTGGGGAAGCCCGATATAAACGTATGGGACCCCACTCGTTTCTTGAATAAAACATTCCCACGGAACCATGACTCATCAAATATGGCACGACCGTCGGCCTTGATCTCCCAGCCCTTGCCATCCATGCCGTCAAGGAAGATGGAGGAGCCTATCTTCTTGTCGAAGATGATCTCACCATGAGCCGTGTCATTGACATCCTTCCTTAAATATTTCTTATTAAGTTCTTCGGGCGATAATCCCCCCCCAATGACATATCCTCCTTTGGAAACGGACCCTTCATTTCTGACGTTGTCAATGGCATCCCAAATTTTATCAATCGTACTAGCTATCGGTTTATCGCTAAGGGATATCTCATAAACCGGGATAACCCCACCTTCTTTTATGGATAAGCTCTGGATAATAATGCTATAATCTGTTCCAAAATCAGCGCCATACAATGGGAGTCTCATGCCTTCCCTAATCAAATCGTGCAGATTCCCGTTTCGAGCCATGTATATCTCATCTACTCCTATATCGTAAGTATAGGTCACATGATCATGCTCAGCCAGATAGGAAGTAGCCGCATTTAATAGCTTATCTTCCGCATATTTTACATATTTATCTGGCATCGTGATATTCAGCAAGATAAAACGATCTCCCGTTGACAGATTCTGTCCGGCATTAGGGACTTGGAAGTTGTCTCTTGTGGATTTGTTAAGCGTTATCTCATAGTTACCGTTCTCCAATTGAATCACTTCCACAATCTCGAACTCATAACCTGTCAAATTTCCGCTTCGTATTGATATCGTCGCCGTCTCTGAGGTCAAGTAATCTTTGATATTGAATCCGATGTTCTTGATCGTCACCTTGAAAGAACCCGACGTCTCTGTTTCTTCCGTTATTTTCTCAGCGGAGACAAGCTCATCTATTCGTCCTATACCGGGTAACTCCACACCCGCTATAGAAGGATAGATATCCTCAAATAATTGGGTGTATTCCCTTACCCCATAAGCGGAGATATTTTTCGATTCAATATAGCTCTTGCCTGTCTCCAGATAACCGGGTAACATCAAGTTCCTCTTGCCAGAGAAGTCCGATTCTCGCTTATTGTAATCGGAAGGTATATTGCGTTCGCCCCCATAAGCGTACAACCTAGTGACAATCGCCTCGTCAGCATTGACATCCCTAGTTATCTGGTATAAACCGTTATCCTTACCGTAATAAAAAGTATGATTCAAGGAATCTTCCGGGTATCCGATCCTCACCCTTCTCTTGGTAACGAGGAAATTTAGCCCAAACTCCTTATTGATCATCACGAGGGCATTCCAGCAAGAGGTATTGTCTATCTGTATTTCTGCCTCCTCGGTCTCAACGCCCTCATAGACATCGATAGTCCATCCCGGATAATCACGGTTCATGTTCGCCTGTATCCTCTCGGCAAAGGTCTTGACGGTACCTACAAATGAGAAAGACGGACTAGGCTGGTAATGATAATCATTGCCATACGGGACATAATCCAATAACTGACAATTCTGTAACTCTACATCTACCGTATTGAATACCAAATCATACTCAAAGGCGTCTTGAGCACTGCCAGAAGAAGCGCTCTTCGTTTGGGAAGGGATATAATATAAATAGAAAACCTCTCCCCTATAAGTCAAATAGTCGCCTATAGCGAAATTTATCACGACTGGGGATTCGAACGAACAGGATATTGTCCTTTCGCCCATAAACGATCCGTTATACTCTAGTTCCTTGATCGTACAACGTTTTATTTCACCTGTCTTATCGTAAACAATCCACCCCATACTACCTAATGATAAATTGCTCCTCCGGTTTGGTCACCCTAAATTTCATCTTAAACTCAGCGACATCCCCTAACCTTACATCGCTCGTAAAATCAAAATCGCTGAACCCTTTAAAGTAAGCCCCCTTGCATCCTGTATATGAGTAGGGAGAGTATATGTTTAGCTCTGAGCCATTGGTTGTCATATATTTGAACAGGGATTCTTGCTTGGCCATAAAAGAGCCTTGCGAACCTTTATAAACCACGGATATCTCAATGTCATAAGCTTTTAATTTAGCCACGTCCGGGAAATAAACGTCCTCTCCGTCCTCATCCTTCCAGTCACGGGAAGGCAACTCCTTTGTCTCAAGAGGGACGAATAATGGCACGCTGGTAGTCTTGACGCCAAAGTCAGCGTATAGATCCTTCGTTTCCGATCCATTCGCCTTTTGAAATATCAGTGTATCTCTATCTGTTCCCATAACAAAAAAAGAGAACCTACAACAGGATGGAATCAACCATCATGTCATAGGCTCTCTTCGAAGCTCTTGTTTATTATGAAAGCAAATATAGATAATATTTATATCACAACAAAACAATATAGATAATATCTATGCAATATATTAATCTTTTGGTCTTGATTTCTCGATATCCATCAAGAAGTCCCTCACGCAAGACATGGCTCTTATCTTGTTCATGAATCTATCATAGGTCTTTTTATTCCATTCCTTGTGATCCGGCATCCAGTCATTGAATATCTCCATGTAGACCACCTCTTGAGATCTGTCCTGTACGGTGACGCATAAACCGCCCGTCTCCGTCATTATGCCTATTTATATATACCGGTTTCTTTCCGATCATACACTCCAACGCAATCCTTTGTACGTTCTTCAATACTTCTATCGTTTCCATATTCCTTATATTATTAATGTATAGTTATCAATCACCCGAATAAATCCTGTTACCATACAAGCTACCCTTACCTACATGAGATAAGACAACATGCTTGCGATACTCGATGCGTCTAGCTTCTTCCTCTGCCAATCTCTTAGCCTTGGCCTCCTTATTCTCTATCTCTATCTTGGCGTTATTCCATGCTATAGAAAGACACTTGCCAAAAGACCAAGAGAATTTGCGGTAGTGTCTGAATAACCTCCATGCGTCTTTCATGATCTCACTCTTGTTGTATTTCTGTGTTGCCATTGTGCTGTTGTTTTATTTTGACGATGCAAATGCAATGTATATAACATTACCATGCAAGACAAAAGCAATAACACAGCATTACTTTAATATTAATTAGTAATATAAGTAACATTACTTATATAAGTATGTGTAATTTTGTAGCATTAAAATTCGGATATATGGATAATATTGAAGCATTACTAAAAGAAAAAGGATTGACTAAAACGGCTTTCTCTGATTTACTCGGTATCAAAAAGCAAAATCTAAATGGATTAATGAAGAACCCCACTTTAGAGACCATAAAAAGATTTGCTTCTGTTCTGGGTGTTGAAACATGGCAACTTTTCGCCTCCCCCTCCGAAGTACAAAAAGAGACTGATGGTGGGTATAAGTGCCCTAATTGCGGGCATCCATTGAAGATAAAGGTGGAATGACCTCAAAATAAAAATCACGAAAGTTTGTTTTCTGCATACAAATGACAAATAAAAATATAAAAACCTCAATATGTTATATAACACGCTCTACATTCCTTTGCTTACTTTATATTATTGTAAATTTGTTTAATTCAAAAACGCATAAATAGAATCTATTTAAATACTTTAAACATCATGGGAATATTTGACTACTTTAAGCTGCCGTTTAGGAGACATAATATTAAGGCAGATGCGCAAGGGGAAAATATCAATCAGATAGAAAAAGAGAGCCAACCGATATACGTAGAGAATCTTCCTAAAGAACATATAGAGAATAAAATCGAATTAAAGGACTCATATCCAAAATCGTATATACCCATTGACAGCTTTACTGCGTCTAAAGTAAAGCCCATAAACAAAGCAGAGCACCCTATTGATACAAAAGAAAAATATATTGAGGTAAAGGGAGAAGTGGTTGTTTTAGATAATTTGGATGCTAATCAATCAATAAGATCGGCTACAAACGTAAGCATGAACAAAGAAGTAGCAAAGACAAACAACAATAATACAACTGTTAAACGTAAAAAAAGAAAAACGATAGATCAGAATATAGATCTTTTAGAAAACGAAGAAGATACAAAATATAAGGAGGATGAATTAAATGAGGAACAAAAAGCCGCCGTATCTTTCGAAGGGAAACATTTACTTGTGCTTGCAGGAGCAGGAACGGGTAAAACTAAAACTATTATATCAAGAGCTTTGCATCTTGTCAATAAGGGGGTATCCCCTTCTAAAATATTGATTTTATCTTTCACAAGAAAATCTGCCTATGAAATAGTTAGTCGTATAAAATCTTTAAACGCTAAATCCATAGGAATTACCGGGCAGACTTTTCATTCTTGGTGTATGGGAATCATAAAAAGCAATCCTAATATCTTTGAATGCTCAAACTCCACATGCTTAGATGAAGAAGATAGAGAGAGTGCTATAAAGCTGTTATGTGGAAAAAAATTTAAAGATAAAGATGACAATAAAATCTCTCCCGCTCTTATAGTAAACATATATTCATATTCTTTAAACGCAAAATGTTCTCTGAGTGAATCCATAAGAGTAAAAGCTTATGATAATGGAAATATAAACTTACTGAAAGATCAAATAGAAAAAAACAAACCTATATATGAGGATATTATCAAAAAATATATTACATATAAACAAGAACATAATTATATAGACTATGATGACATATTAAAAATTGTTGCTGTAGGATTAAAAAAGAATCCTAATATAGCTCAATTTATAGCATCAAGATACGAGCATATACTTGTGGATGAAATGCAAGATACAAACCCTCTGCAATATGAATTGCTGTCTTCATTTTATGATTACTGCCATCTTTTTTGTGTAGGAGATGACGCTCAATCAATATATGGTTTTCGAGGTGCAGATTTTAAGACCATGCACAGTTTTACTAAAATAGTACCAGATTCACAATCTTTAAAATTATCATTAAATTATAGATCAACTCAGGAAATATTAGACATATCTAACTGGGTTTTATCCGAATCTCCTCTAAAATACGACAAAGAGTTAAAATCTTTTAAAGGGCATGGAGATAAACCTAAAATGATACATGTAAACAACGATTGGGATGAAGCAAACCATATAACAGATGATATACTTATATCAATAAACGAAAGAGGATATGAATATAAAGATCATTTGGTTTTATCTAGATCTAACTCTGGATTAAAAAAAATTGAAGCTTGTTGTTTATCTAAGAAAATACCTTATAAAATATTTGGAGGAACACAATTAATGCAATCAAAACATGTTAGGGATGTTATGTCAGCTCTTAGAATTGCAGCAAACTTCCATGACGAATTGGCTTGGGTAAGATATTTACATTTATGGGCTGGCATAGGAGATGCTACTACAGCAAAGATTATACAGCATTTATATGGATGCCAAACCTTGAATAACTGCGTGTCAAGATTAAAAGGTTTAAATTTACAACTTGAAATACACAAAACATTAGAAAGTATAGACGGATTACAATCAAATCCTTCAAAGGCCATAAAAGTAACATTAGATATTATGTCACCACGATTAAAAGAATTATACAAAGATAACGAGTGGAATAGCAGGAAAAAAGACTTTAAACTACTAAAAGAAATAGCGCAAGATAGTGGAAGTATTGGCGAATTTATAGCGGAATACATTCTTGATCCTAAATTAGGAACATACAATAAGGGTGGAGGAAAAGAAGAAGATTTTGTGACATTATCAACAATACATTCAGCAAAAGGATTAGAAGCAGCAAATTGCTACATAGTGAACGTGTCTCCTTATTCATATCCAACCCCAAGAGCCATCTTGAATGGTATAGATGCTATTGAGGAAGAAAGAAGATGTTTATATGTTGCTTTAACAAGAGCTAAAGACAAACTTTATTTATATAGAAATATTTTAGCAACATCCATTGAAGAAAGTAGAATTTCTTTTGATTCTTATAATGAAATTATAGAAAAAGGAATGTGTTTTATACAACGCAAATTCGGAACTAAAATAAAAATTGTAAACATAAAAGAAGAAAATGAGCCTATTGTATATTTTGTAATACAAGGGGATGAAAGTAATATACATAGTATATCCGAATGGGCATTTCGAAAAGCTTATGTCACAGAAGAAGATTATAATGCGTCAAATGCTGGACTATTTTATTTCTTAAATAATGTCCCTTATGATATAATAACTATGGAATATTTAAACTCCTCGGTTCAGTTTGAAAATAGGGAATATAATGAATCTAAAATTTCAACCGACTTTAACGATTTTGATTTTAATTAGACAATTTGTCCATCTATCCAATACAAGCCCGGTCATCCGGGCTTTTTTATCCCCTTACAGGTAATCCCTAGTTACAAAACGATAAAAAGCGACAGAATCAAATCCAGCCGCTTTGTCGGTGATGGTTCAAGAGCAGATGCCTACATTATATAGATAAAATCTATAATATTATACACACATATAAATAACATCTATATACATCGTTTTTTATACCTTATTTATTCTAATTTGATTTAAACAATATTAAATAACAATCTAACTAACATGGTTTCTGATACAAAGTAACGTAACTTTGTTGCGCAATCTTATTGATCAACTTAAATTCATAAGAATATGATTCGTACAATTCCTAATCCAATAATTAGCGTCGATGATGTTAGACGCTTTAGAGATGTTATGCGAAAATGCGTAACAGGGGATTTTACGGATGAAGAAAAAGAAAATATCAGACTCCGTAAAATCGAGATGAAAAGAGTAGATGACATTGTAAGACAGAACAATGGAGGTAAAAACCCTATCCTCGGATATTAATTATTCGGTTCATTTTCTCTCTGAGAAAGATGATCTTTCTGAATTTTCATGTGGTAACAACGAATTAGATAAATTCTTTCATGAGGAGGTATTCATTTGCATGAAGTATAAGTATGTTACAGCATACTGTGTTAAAGATAAAAACGGATTGATCATTTCTTTGTTCACACTGGCTCATGACGCCGTAATACTATCCTCAGAAGAGGATAAAGAGGATTTCATATCAGAGTCTTCGATGAGTATCAGTGAAGAATATATAGGTACATTCAAGAATCAATCCGCTTTTCCCGCCGTAAATATTGGACATTTAGCCGTAAGGAAGGAATTGCAGAGCGAGGGAATTGGAACATTTGTCATTAACTTTGTGACTAATACATTCGTTGACTACAAAATAAGCGGATGTCAATTTATAACTGTTGATTCCATTAATACCCCTAGAACAAATAAATTCTATGTGAAAAATGGATTTATCAACCAAACCAACAATGATACATGTAATTCTACAAGAAGAATGTACTTACCACTTAGAATATACCAAGATAAATAGATAAAATCTATATCAATCCAATATAATATAGATTTTATCTATAATAAAAATAATCCAAAGACTTCAATATATCTCCTCTCCATTAAATACCTGCCCACGAATCATAACTTTGCGAATTACCCTCACCAGTTCACATGGGGTATCAATAAAGCTATCGTCATAGGCGTAAACCGTACACGTGCCATTGTTGGACAAGACAGATAATCTAGATTGGTCATAGCATTCCACGTTCACGTAAGAATGTAACCCGCATTCCATATTAATGCTAGTGTTATTGAAACAGTATAATTTAACCGTAGCCCAATCCTTTATCTTAATCACCCCGGAAGAATCTCCAATGACAAATACGGAGTCTTCCGATCCTAGTTCGGCATTGATCTGACGATCTAAAAAAATCCGGTTGTCTTCCAGTTTTTTCAAATCCTGCTCGGAGGCGAAATAACGTCTTACGATCTCCAACGCCGGAGTGGAATGTTCCATGAAATACTCCGGCCATCGTTTCCAGACCTTGATGATCATATCAACATCCTTATTGCTTCTTCCCCACAATCTCCTGCCGCTGGAACAAACCCCTAAATCGGCAAGTTCGCTAAATAATTTGTTTGTATCCATGATTATATATTATTGAATTCTTACAGCTTTCCCGCCCTTTCCTTGTACGATCACGCTTGATAAAGCGTTTTGTATTACGGTTGAGCTCTTCTGTATCTCAATCGCCGCATCAGCGCTCGCCTTTGTGTTCGCAGCGATAGCGTTAAGCTGTTGTAGCTGCGCTTGCGCCGTAATGCTCATCGTAGGTAACAGGTTCCCCGCAATATTCTCCAACAAGTTACGCTTTACGCTCACGTCATGACGGATAGCGTTCAGATAACTACCTAATAAGTTTGCCGTGTCCTCTGTCACTCCTTTGATGCTTGCCGAAAGACCTTTCTTATCACTGTCACCAGTCGTATCGGTAAGGGTTATCCCTGCCTTCTCTGCCGCCTCATTCAAATACTCCCAAACCTTCTGGCTTTGCCCTATGACATCTCTCAACCCGGATAATTCCGTGACAAGGCCTGACATATCGCTTCCAGACATTGTCCCGTCGCCCAAAATCCCGCCTTTCCCATCCTTACCAAACAAATACTCTCTCAGGGAACTCATGGCGGTCTCTATGTATTGGGTTTGAAGTATATTTTTCAAAACATTCTTCATTATATCAGCTACGGTCTTGTCAAAGGCTTCCGCCGCATCCTCCCCAGAGGCGAATGCGTCAACCAGAGAATCAGCGATGCTACCGGCCCAGTCTTTCAGGTCTATATCGTACAAGTCTTTCGCTAAATCCTCATAGAAATATCTCAGTTGATCGTCAAGCTCAGCTATCTGCTGTTTATAATCCTCTATTTTTGATTGATCCGTTTTTTTCTTATCCTCCTCGGCTAGCATCTGCCTCTCAATCTCTTCCCTCTGGCGTTGAAGGTTTCGAACCATTTCATCCGTTTGTTTCTCTGAAGCCTCTCCCAACTGCCTTTCAATTTCCTTTTGCAAATTTGTATAGGCGTTTTGTAGCTTTTGCACCTCCAACTGGGATCTTTTAATCGCCCTATCCAGCCTCCTGTCATGGAATTGCGCTATCTTGCCTACAATATTCGGGATAAAGGAAAGAGCGGACGCAGCCATTTGTATCGGGTTTCCACTGGTCAATCCTTGAGTTAGACTTCCAAGCTCACCTAACATGTCTCCAGCAAAAGATAAGGTGTCGGATACTCCCTCGTTCCCTAAAGAGTCAAACATACCAGACCAAGCGTCAGTAACCTCCTTGATCATTTGAGCCGCATCATTGGCGTACTGCCCTAAAGAGGACAAAGCCTCTTTCTTCTCTTCCTCATTTCCTTCCTTTAGGGCCTTATTATATTCATCAAGACTGTCCTTGATTCCTTGAAAGGGATTTTGTTTATTCAGCTTTCTTTCTTCCTGAGAGACTTGCTTCACTAATCTCAAATACGTCTCCAAGGAAACGGTAGTCTTCTTTATGTCATCATTCTCATCCTTATAGGATAGGACATATTGGGATTCCCCGGTTTTAGGATTCTTGATTTCTTCCACCGTATCCATCATCTTTTTAGCCTCAGATACGACTTTTCTCATATTGGAATAACCAAGAGCGGCGGTATCCCCGAACAGCTTCTGCCATATGGGAGATAACTTGATAGACTCTTCCCGTAAAGATTGAATCTGCTGGGCATATTCTTTAATGACCCCTGCGTCCAAAGTCTTTTGTCCCTCCTCTGACAGGGACTTATAATAATCGGTATTCCTGAGATTGGATAACATGTCCTCTCTCTTATTCTCGAGCGCCTTTATCTTCTCGTTAGCGTCAGCGTATTTCTGCACCATGGTCAAGGCATCTTGGATAACCGCCTCCGAGCCGCTCCTCGTGGCTTCCCTTATCTTATCAACGATTTCCTTCGCTATACCGCTAGTGTCACCTAACATTTCCTTCAGCTTGCTTTCTGATAAATCGCTTAGCTCCTCATATGTCTTTCCTGTTTTCTCTAATAGGACTTCCCTTAAATGATCCGCTTGGGAGTTTATACCATCCATCGATGATGCGTCCGTGCCAAAAGCTACCTTTAACGACGCCTGTTTATCCCCGGTGATATCAAATATCTGTTTGTACAGATTCCATTTTCTCGTACTCTCCTCGACTTGTCTGCGAATAACCTCCATCGCTTCCGAGGAGCTACGTTTGATGCTATCCAGATCGATATCCGTGTACATCTTCTCAATCTCCTTGTTGACCTTGATCCGATCCTTGTTATCTCCCATTACCTTTTGCAACTCAGACTGGACATTCTTCAGAGACTCCTTGAATTTATAGGGATCAAAATTCAAGCCGGCGAAACGGGTGTCTTCGTTTACCGCCTTCGTGGCGCCCTCCTTTCCAAGCAATGAAACGTATTTATTATATGTGTCCATCGCTTCTTTTATCAGACGAACTTGCTCCTGAAATTTCTCGGCTATAGGATCTTTGCCTTTTTTCTTGCCACTCACGGATATATTGAACTTGTCAACGACCGATTGAAGCTCTTGGATACGCCTCTTGTCCGCCTTTATATCATCCTCAGAGAAAAGTCCTTTTGTCCCCTCTTTCCGGGCCAGTTCGTCTTTTGCGTCGCTCAACTCATCCTTTAGTTTCTTTAGCCATGCGGCGTAATCATCATCCTCTTTTGGCACTAGGAGCTTCAAGCTATTATTCCCGGACACGAAATCCGATACGGACTTTCTCCATCCTTTTAATTCCTCTTTCAATCCATTGATATTCTTGTCACTTTTGCCTAAATTATCAAGGAATTCTTTCGTATTTTTAGAAGACTCCTCTAATCTTTTTAATTCATCTTCGTACTTTATGACATTATCGGCCATTTCGGCGAGATCCTTGTCTGTCACATAGCCAAAATAAAAGATATCTTCCATATTGGTGGCCTCCCCGACATGGAAGCGTCCGCTTCCGTTGCTGATCACCATGTTTATGTATTTGATCTTGTCCCGAAGCTCTTGTGCCCTCTCTTCCGCCTCTTTTAAGCCTTGGCGTGCTGATATTTCATAATTACGCTTTTGTTCGGCATTCAATTCTCGCATTTTCTGAACAGACAACTGTAATGATCCACTATAAGCGTTCACCTCCATGGAAGCACCCTTAAAATGAGATTTAAGAGAGGTTGTTATGGTTTCCAATCTCTTTGATTCCTCGGTTGTCTTATTCTGCTTGTTAGATAATAACTCGTATTCATCTATTAGCTTTTCCATACCCTTATTTTCCTCGAAATTGGTTTGGAGCTTACCAAGCGATTCATTTAGGTCCGTTATTATTTCTTGCGTGCCCTTAGCTTTATCCGAAAATAAAAAGAATGCACCGGTCAATCCGGCAATAGCAGTTGCAATGATTACAAAAGGATTTGATTTTGTGACAGCATTAAGGACTCCCATCGCAACGGATTGCGCCTTCGTTGCTTGCGATAATCCCCGCATGGCTCTTGTCAAATTGGTTATTGTCTGTAATTGTTCTAATGCAAGCCATGCTTTTGAAGCCGCGGTAAGCAATAAGATTGCGGCCTTATAACTTCCATAAGCGGAAACCGCACTCAATATATATTTAGATAACTCCTCCCAATTACTCATCGTATCGGTTATCAGGTCAAGCCCTTTACTTAGCGTGCTATTGTTACTCTGTGCTATATCTGCGAGCATCACATCGTAAGCGTCACGTAGGTTCGCTAATTTACCGGCGAGAGTATCGGCTAGAGCGCCTTGCATGTTATAGAATTGACCGCCTTCATTCGTCAAGTCCCAAAGGACATCCTTAACCATCTGGAAAGAGACCTCTCTTCTGGATATTTTATCAAAGACATCTCCTACTGTTATTCCGGTTTCACCTAGCTCCTCAAACTTTTTTCTTAGTTGTTCCAACAACGGAATGCCGGCCTCCGTGAACTGACGCAACTCTGTCCCTTTCAAGAACTCGGCGGATCGCACCTGTCCATAAGCTAGGATGATACGCCCCATATCCACACCTACGCCGGCGGAGATATCCGCTAAGCGTTTTGTCGTATCATACATCTCCTCATAAGGGATATTAAAGGCGGCAAGCTGTTTCGTATATCTGGCGAGTTCCTTGAACTCAAAAGGGGAAACGACCGCAAGCTCCTTGATCTGGCCAAACAGTACGTCCGCCTTGGTAGCGTCCTTAAACATGGTCTGTAACGCCACACGCTGCTTCTGGAACTCTCCGCCTATCTCGATTATTTGAGTCAAGAATCTTTCTGCCGCATATACGGAATATATATTCGCCAACTGATTGCGGAGTTGAACCGCAAGGTTGAATTGCGTACGCATATTCTTGGTTATTCCTCCAAGGGATCCTGCGTACTTACTTGCGGAAGAGGACGTATTACTATACTCCCCCCGCAGCTTTCTGACTTGCTCTTGTAGTTTTTTAATCTTTTCCCGGCTTTCATCATATGAGTTCTGGATGCGCTTGTTTATCTCCTCGATCCGTTTAGCACGGACATCACTTGCGGAGACATTCGTATTTATCCCGGCCTTGGCAATTGCGTCTTGAATAAGTTTAGTGGTATTAGCCTTATCCACGACGACATCAATCTTAAACTGTTGCCCTCTTAAAGCGTTCTCTATAGAGGATTTCAAAGATTGGCCATTTAAACCGACTTGAATATCCAAGTCTTTCAAACGTTTCTCTACAGCTTTTATATCTTTATCTGTCAGTTCTTTTAATCCTAATTCGAACCATAGTTTACCAAGACTTCCCATAATGCCTCTACTTTTTTATTATAAACTGGGAAAGATCGATTACAGGCTTTGATCCATCCTTATATTTATCTTCCCATTCTTTTGTTTTCTTGAATACTTGTTGCTTGCTTGGGCGCTTAGAGTCACGACCTCTCTTATCTCTCTTCCCGTCTTTGTCCATCCCGTAATTTATCACAGGCTTGTCTATAGTAAGAAGCTCGATCTGAGCGCAAGAAAGGACGCATCTGTACTCATACATAGGAATGGTCAAAAAACCGAAAAAGAAAGACCTCGAAGCCATTAAATTAGGGTGCTTCTCACCTATTGTCCATGCTTCTCCGTACGCTGTTCGAGAAGGATACGATCGGCTTCCTCCTTCTTCAAATTCATCTTCGAGTCTCTCATCGCGGTCGCTAATATGATACACATCCAATAGTCCTGTATGAGCGACGCTTCTTTTTTTTTACCTTCCGTAATGATGGCCGCTAGAACCTCCGATGGTACATAATGATAAAGAACTCTCCATAGTATACGATAAAGCAATACAATTGACATTAAACCATTCAAAAGTATCAAGGCCGCCGTCTTGGCCGGAACCTCATTGTCGTTTTTACAGTTCAAGGCCACGTCGGTGATCTTCTCCAACGTATAAGGGCGCATCCATCCAATCTTGAAGTTTATCCTTCCCCATCGTATCGTGCTCTTGGAGGCCGTCCTGACCTCTTGCATCGCCCGCTCATCCTTTCTTGAAGGCTCTGTTAGTTTCCCTGCCATAAAAAAATAGGATTATGAATAAGGGCTGTCTTAAACTCAAGACAGCCCATTAATTTTTAAGCTACCGCTTTCTCCAAAATGAAAATGTCGGAACCATCCTCGTTCTCCAATGGGGTTACGGTTACATTGAAATAAGCAGGGTTGTCACCATCCGCAACGACAAGGCTTCCATACATCTCAATGCTCGGTAGGATCACGATGACATCCTTGTTGTCACTCATCATGATAAGAGCGCCGGAAATTTTCTTGGGAGCCATACTATACGCTGCACCGGAATAATTCTCATCCTCCGCCAAATTGCTGGTAGATACGATATTCTCTTTTTTATCCATGAACAGGTCGTTGATAACCCCTTTTAAGCTGGCCACCTGAAGGGATATATCCGAATCGCCCTTTTCCGTTCGTGTCACCCAGTTAGCCCCGGTAGTCAATTTGATTTCCGTGGTCTCCGGTTCTCCCGTATTAAATGTCACGCCATCGGACAATACGGGAAGTTCCATATCGACAGTAATGGCCGAGGCTAATTTTGCCACGGTCAAGGGAGTCTTACTATAATACACCTCGTCCATCTTGTTAAAGACGGCCCTTAGCGCACTTAATTGATTGGTAACGGTTATTTTTGCCATGTCTTTTATCTTTTATTGTTAATACTTATATGAATCAGTTTGATTTATTCGCAATTCAGCGTTAATAAGCCAATGAGAGAATCCGATCCCGTCATCACCTTTTAGTACGACAACAGGATCGGTAACAGAGAACCTGCCGCTTCCTGATTTTATCGGGAAATATGATATAACAGAGTCGAGCATCTTTTGCAATTTGGATGTGTTCTCCAATCCGTTTTGTATGTTCCTAGCGGCTAAGTCAAAGCGGATAGTCGTATCTTGCATGACATTGCTATCAGGGACGTTAACAGGGAGAGATACAACGATAAAGTCCTGCATCTGCTTTTGACTCGCAGACTTACGATTGCTAGCAGATACGTTCTTACTGACATCGGATAACAAGGAGCAAACTTCCTCCAAGATTTGAGATATGTAGAAACGGCTAACTTTCATGTGGACATGGGCTTTAATTCTTTCAACAAAATGTCCTTCCCTGATTTGGATGTGTCTGTCAGCACATTCAAGTTCCTCACGTTTTCTAGATATTCGGAGTATTCCGTGCCGGTAGTCATAACTATAGAAAAACCTTTAGTTATAAACGGTCTGTAAGAAGATAGAAAATCAGCCGCTGAATCAGCACCGAATTCTCCACTTACATCCACTTTCCCCACGACAATTCGAGCTTTTCCTTCATATGGATTACTCAAATAAACACGTTCTCCTTTTCGAATTTTAATACGTACAGGTTTACGCATCGTATTACCGGAAATCACCATCCCAATCAATCCGCCATTATAGTAAATACCACAAGCATATGAAGTTTGAGTATTACCTGTAAAGCCATCATATTCTCTTTCTTTCAAGGCATGATCTATCAGCTTGGAACACGAACGCTCAATAGCGGAATACAAATAATCATTAATAATCCGTTTCGCTTTCTTCAAGCCCTCGTTTAAAACCTTGTTGTTATCCATATCCTTAATTCTTAGAGATGTTGAAAAATACTTCCGTCCCGAAATTGGAAATGTTCACGTCTGTTATAAGAATGCCCGTCCACAAACTTACCCGATCCCTCACGTCGATCATGTCCCCGGGCAATATCCCTTCAACGAATCCGGGCATCGAGACCCGATAATCCGTTTTAGGGACATTATCGGAATAGAAATTGCGTATCGAGGTGTTGCTCTCTTTCCGGCATTCACCCTCATATAGAGATACCTTCTCCCCCTCCGAGAACTGGGTCGCCCCTTTTATCCGGTAAATCACGCAAGTATGCGGATATCTTGGATTATTGCCCCTCATAGTAGCTCCTCCATATTCTCATGCCTCTGGCACGCACACGAGGCCCGCTTGAAGCATGGCTGATCTCTCCATACCGAGCGTATATGTTATTAGCGATAGCGGACCATCTTCTCTTGTCCGTCTCGGATATCTGACCACCCCCTTCTTTATGTCTCCAATTTCCATCGGCGTCATCTACGCTGACGGCGACGCTTGGCATGACAGAACAGGCCATATAGACATCCGCCTTCAACAGCATCTTGGTTCTCAGATCTAAATCTGAGGCCAGATAATCCGGTGATACATGACGGTCTAAAAGAATATTGGCGATTATCTCATCACCTAATTCCATATTAACCACACCACGAACATACTGTTCGGCCGTTCGCTCGGTATTTAGAGAATAACAAGTCATACCTCTAAGCTGTTACCGTATAAACGCACATATACTGAGGCATGTTCGGGACACACAAGACGGCCATCTCGCTTTCCACGTACATAGACTTCGTTTTTGACTCAAAACGCTGTGTCAACAACGTCCTGCCATCGTCAAACCAAGCGATTCTCTGGGTAGGATCGTCAGTGAACACCATTGGCTGAACGCTCTTGATCGTACCTACCTGACCATCCGGCACGAAAGAGACATTCAATGGGTTGAAGTTCTCGATAGTCTCCGTTTTCAAGGCTTTCGTGTCACTGTCGAACTTGTCCACGGCGGCAATGCTGTCACGAGGAATAAGAGATGCGCCAATAATGCGTCTGATAGCGTCCAGTTTGCCTTCATCCGTCATATTTTGAGCATACTGCGATGCCACCGCATCAGGATCACTAGCACCAGCGGCGCTAGGATAGAGGGCTAACCCGATCCTGCTCAACACCTTGCTATGAGTCAACAAGTCGTCCAGCAAGTCCGAGGCTATTTCAAAATGACCTACAGGAAAGCCTTTTTTACGCATATATTTCACTTTGTTTTTCAAGAACAACAGGGGATCGGAAGCGCTACCCTCGTTCGCCGTTGTATGCGTATTTGTTTTCCACCATCTGTTCTCGCCGGATAAAGTCTCCTTGTTCGCTGCCGGGACACCAAAATCGAATGTCAAACCGGTAATACCACGAGGGTTGTTATCAACTCCGATAGTGAACCGTCCCGTGGACACGACACGCATACGCTGATGGGTCAAAGCGTTCCTGTTACCCATAAGCAAGTTGTCCGTACTCGTGAACAACATATCCATCAACGCTTCCTGAGTGCTTGAGTTTAAAGCTGCGTCTCCGAAACGCTGAACCATCAACATTTTCTCGCGCATCATCTTTGCGCTGATAGGATAACGATGTTTCTGGGTAGGGATCTTATTGGAGCCTATCTTGAACTCACCGAATGACTTGTCCAAACCCTCGGATGCCTCGTCCACATAGACAGGGAGCGTGGCGATATTAAGTGACGATAGCAACTGCTCGTATGTATAATCCAACTGGATTTCCGGATCCCAAGTGAATCCGTCAGTCTGAGGAGAATTATATTTCTCCAAGAAACGATCGACAAATTGCTGGAAAGTAGCCCCTCCCAACCCGAATGTCATTAGATCGTAATAATTAGATACCATGTTTCTCATCTCTCACCTCCTTTTATGATTCATGAATAGGTACGATCATAGGAAGAACGGCCCATACCTCATCCGGAACCTCTTCCGCTAGACGATCGGCGTAAATCTCCCCCGAGAACACGACATTGCCCGTGGCGTATGTAGTATCATTCTCCACGTATACATCGTGATACAAAAGCCCTTTGATCGTTTTTGGCTCTACCGTAGCCTCTGATTGCGATGCCGTCTTTATCTCGGACGCTTTTACTATTTTAATCGTGTGAGCCGATTGATCAAGCACACACATGGATCCGGCGGGGATAACTTTGCCCTTAAAATCCGAAATATTGGAGATGCTTCCCCCGACAGGGAAGGAACCTCTCACCTCATGCCAGATATTTTTCCCGGAACCATATTCTTTTTGCCCTCTGCCAAAAGTGTTTCCTAATGTTCCCATTTTTAATTGTTTTTAGAATTTGAGGGGAATTTGCCTTCTTGCGCTTTCTTGGCGAAGAAATCATCCAAAGCCTTTGACGTATTTTCCGAGCCTCCGCTTCCTCCTGCGCCTCTGTACGGTGTAGCCCCATCTCCGCTGTAAGCCTTAAGTTTTGACTCGTACAAGCGTTTTGTCTCTTCCTCCAGTTTGGATTCATCCATGTCCTCAGTAATAGGGACGAGGTTAGCCACATCTTCCCATAACGCCTTGTTTGACACATTCAACCCGCTAGCTTTATTAATAACTCTCTCACGTAAGCTCTTTTCAATGGAGGTCTTCCTTTCAAGCTCACGTTCCTTCTCGATAGCCTCAAGCCGTTTCAACAAATCATCACCACCGCTGTTTGCGGGGGGCTGGTTTTGAGAGGCGGCATCAGATCCATTTCCACCGCCTTGGGGCTTGTAGTTCTTCACGAATTCAGCTTGCTCGTGGCGCATTTGTCCACCCATCGCCTTGACTACATTCGCATGAGACTGATAAAACAAGTCGTTCACAGTGTCATCAGACGAGATTGTCGGCAGAAGGGCGTCAACGTAAGCGTCAAGCGTCCTAGCTGTCACTCCGGTGTCTCCGAAGTATCCATTTGCTCCGGGTTCTCCGAGCATTTTTTTTAATCCTGTCAAAAGGGTCTCTTTTTCCATTTTTCAATTGTTTATAAACAAAAAGAGCCGACCGTAACGAGATTAATCGCTACAATCGGCTCTCTATGAAGCTCTTTATTTAATAAAAGAAGTACCTAAATTCTAATACTCCCTTATTCTGTCATATTTATTTTCACATAATGCTTGCATCGTGTACATTTGATTCTCAATAGCGTCACTCCGGAAGCGTATTGCACGTCTACCATCTTTCTTCCACAATACGGGCATTCTACCATCATGGTCTGCCTTTCCGGTTCCGTGTCATCTATCCTTGTCGATATTTTAAGCATATATATTTATGTTATTGCGCAAATATAATAGATATTATCTATATAAACAACAATATAAATAGATTTTATTTATATATTTGCGGTATACAAGCAATAGAGTTCCTAGAGGGCCGATAAGACATTCAAATAATGTCCTGTCGGCCTTTTTTATTCGTGATGGAGATACTAGAGAAAGATATAAAAACGGATTCTGGCGATCATGTATATTCTTATGAGTATATTGAAGCGCTTCGTGTGTCTGATAGGAAGAAAGCGAATCCTCTAAAAATAATCGCTCAAAGAGGCTGCCAAGAAAAGTTTCTAGCTTCCTCTTCCGATATTACCATCTTCGGGGGATCGAGAGGCGGATCAAAAAGCTTCTCCTTACTAATGGAATCATTAAAAGATATCTACAACCCATATTACAATTCCATTTTGCTCAGAAACGAGAAGGATGACCTACTTGACTTGATCAATACATCATATATATTATATGGGCAGATGGGGCAATATAATAAGTCCATCAGTGACATGACGTGGTATTTCAAGAATGGAGGCAAATTGAAATTCTCATATCTAGCAGACTCGTATGACGACTTCAAGAAAAGATTTCAGGGAAAACAATATTCATTTATAGGTATTGATGAGATAACACACTGCTCATATGAGAAATTCAAATACCTGATAACATGCAATCGTAACGCGTACGGGATAAGAAACAGGTTTTACGGGACATGCAACCCTGATCCAGATAGCTGGGTAAGAAAGTTCATAGACTGGTGGATCGGGGAAGACGGACTGCCTATCGATGAGCGTGACGGTATCATGAGGTATTGCTTCATGGAAGGAGATTCCCCTGATTCCATATATTGGGGTAACACTCCGGAAGAGGTCTATAACCAATGTAAGCACATTATTGATCCGTTATGGAAAGACGCTTACGAGGAATTGGGTTTCAATAAAGTGACAATGTACGTCAAATCCGTGACATTCATACAGGGAAGGCTTGAGGAGAATATAAAATTAATAGCCTCTGACCCTAATTACGCAGCCAACCTGTCACAGCAAAACGAGGAACAAAGAGCGAGGGATCTAGAAGGTAACTGGAACTTCAAGGCCACAGGGGACGATCTTATCAAGATGTCGGACATGGATCGATTTTATAGCGCTCCGGCCCAAATAGAGAAAGGTATCCGTTACGTGTCAGCGGATATTGCTTTTGAAGGTGGGGATTTCTGCGTTATGTGGCTATGGATAGACTTGCATATCAAAGACGTGTTCATCATGCGAGAAAACTCCGCCAGTACGGAAACCATGTTCAAGGCGAAGCTAGATGAATGGGGCGTTCGGGAGGAAAACGTTATATATGACTACTGGGGGGTAGGACAAGCTATATCAGGGCACGTGAAAAGAGCCATTAAATTCACGGGAACACAAAAACCTGAGAGACAGTTCGAGAAATCATATAAAAACGTGAAGTCGCAATGCGCCGAGATGCTGGCGCACTATATACAGGACGGCAAGATATCCATTGAGCCTAGATTGCTTGATTTAAAGTTCTCCGGCAAAAAAGGAAAGTATCAAAAAGTACCGCTAAAGGATATCCTGATGAAAGAGCGCAAGTGCATACGGCACAAGGACAACTCCAATATCGGCGGGTTCGAGCTTATAAACAAAGACGGGATGATAAAGGCGGTAGGTTATTCTCCCGACTTTTTCGAGTCGCTTATCTACCGCATGTATTTCGAGATCAACAAAAAAAAGATTTTCAAACCTAAAGGGATGCTTAGATACGTGTCCTATAAACCCTTATAAATATGGATAAAAGAGAGATCAAGACGAAAAGACCTTGGAAAAGGATTAGGCCCGAAGGTTACATGAGGCATGGGACATTCATGGCGGACAATGAACCGTTCTCGCAGAACGATCCTTGTTACTACACGATGGTAACCCAATCGGATTTCATGAGGGAATACTATCCATCCGGTCACGTCATCAATGACCACGAGGTTTATCCTGATATTTACAGGATGGAGGAAGAGCCTGTCCTTGACGAGAATGGAGAACCCACGGGCAAGACCAACAGACGTATATATAAAGAGCTTGTCCCTCGTTACTCTTTCGCCTTCCAGCAAATAATAACGGTTAAACAAACAGTCCATTTGTGCGGCAATGACATACAATTCGAATTAACCAAAGACAAGCCTTCCGAGAAAGAGATAAAGGATTTCCTCTTGTTTAAAGAGGGGTGGTTGAAGAAAAACATGGAGATAGCTTTCTTCGAGGCCGTAAAATCAACAAAAATGACAGGAGACGCCGCCATGGTCGGATATTTGAGGGACGGTAAGTTCGGATACAAAACCTTATCGTACCAGAACGGGGATACCCTTTATCCACATTATGATCCTATAACGAACAAGATGAATCTTTTCGCCCGTTCATACTACGATTACGACGATCTGGGGAATCGTATTATCGAGTGGTTAGAGGTATGGGACAACACGACACTGTATCGCTATAAACGTGCCGAGAAAGGAGCTAAAGGGGCTATAAATAGAATATTGGGGATATTTGGGATCGATGGATACGAGCTGGTGGATAAATCCATTCATGGTTTCCCTTTCCTTCCAATCGCTTATCGACGGGATGAGGACGGGGCATGCTGGAGCCCCTCACAAGACGCGTGCGACGGTTATGAGATGTCGTTTTCCCAGATGGCCCAGAACAATCAAGCGTTCGGGTTCCCCATCATGTACTTGCAAGGCGAAGGATCAGAATCCATGGCTATGCAACACGATTTGAACGGATCCGTAAAGATAATCACCGGAGGCCCGGAAGACAAGGCATCGTTCTTGTCGCAACCGGACGCGTCAGAGTCATTCGTCAAGCAGCTCGATACATTATACAAAATGATATATGAGCAATCATTCGCCGTAATCCCGCCGGAGTTAAAGTCCGGTGACCTGCCGGCGGCGGCGTTGAAGATATTATATTCCCCGGCTTACGAGAAAGCGATGATTGACTCAGCTGAATATCAATCATTCCTTGATGACATGGTAAAAATATTCACGTATGGATTCGGGGTTGAAAAGGAGAAATCCATAGATTTTATCAACCTGCCTATAAACTGGTGGATCAAGCCATATATCCACGTGAATGAATCCGCCATGGTCGCCGATCTGGCCTCCGCCGTACAAAACGGATTCATATCAAGACAAACAGCGTCCGAACGTATACCCATGTATTCCGTCACAGGCGAATGGGAAAGGATTGTAAGGGAGGCTAAAGAGGAGCAACAAAACGATTTACTAAGTCAAATAGAATTAGCGAATGCCAACAGGGGATCAAATACAGGAAGCTAAGCGATTCCTTCAAACAAGAATTGAAGCAGAAATCAGCGTTAAGAATAATATTGAGGAATACATGATAGAGGCGGCACGCAAGATAATCGCTGTATCCCAAAAATACAATATCTCCCCTAGATTGTTCCGGTTCAGCTCTAATGAGTCTTTAAAGGAAGAGGTAGATGAGATTATCCGTGAATTAAAGGATAATATTATCTACGCAACAGAAATATTGTCCGTATATAACCGGGAAGAAGATAAAGGCGCCATTCTTACGTTCTTGAACGCTGAAAGATATGGCAAGACTTTCAAGCAAAGGGTAAATGAATACGCCAATAGGTATAAATTCGAACTAGAGGCGGCGATAGCTGCCGGTATATTCTTAGGTAAAACCGGCGAAGATACATTGTCCGCCATCCAGAGAAGTCTTTCAGCGCCTTACAACAACCCGAATATCAAAGATTCATTCGGGAAGGGCTTGTCCGCTACTCGTATAGAGACAAAGGGCATGAGCTACGGAGTTGGCAAAAGCAATTCGGCATATAATTTAATTACCACACTATCCAGAAACGACATAGGGCTAGCATGGATGTGGTGGTATGGAGATCAGGCATTGAGAAATGGGGCTATGGGATTTTACTCATTCCGGGGTAGCTCGTACCCGTGTGCGATATGCGATGACATGGTAGGTTTTCACCCAATACAAGACTATAAATATCAATGGCATATAAACTGCCGATGCTATTTCGTATTCGTATAATCATAAAATAATGAATCTATGGATTATTCAAGAGGCATAAAAACAGAGATTAAAAAAGCGAAGATATCAATAGAGGAAAAAATATTCGCCGACCTCATGCTATCAGGGTGGAAGGACAACGACGCTTATATCGCAGCTTTCGGATATAACATGACCTTGTCCGATAGTTATATAAAGTCGCAAATGCGTTCCGTGGTCAACAACCCGGACTTCTCCAAATATATGGAATCATCAGGGAAGAGAAAAGAAAGGCGAGATACGCATGAGGAAAACGACGATGACATCTCCATGGATGACGCCTTGTCCATGGCTACCAAGGAAGAGACTCTGAAGGGATTGATCATCGCCAAGTCAAGGATGAAGGTAGGATCCAAGGAATGGCTGGACACCACCAAGCTCATCGCCGATTTGCAACAAATGAAAAAGGAGGTAGTGGAAGAGGAAGATACTACCGTACATTACTACCTTCCGCTCACATGTAACAAGTGCTCCTTGTTTATAACGAATAAGAGGAAAAACAACAATCTTTAAATATTTATGTTTAATACCCAAGACTTGTTCTGACAGTTAGTTTATTGTCGGACAAAAATTGTCAAAGCAAGTCTTGGGTATTACATCTTACCATTTCCTCATTAATACTTATGATGTCCCTATCTATATAGTAATAGCATCCATCAAACCCTAGAAACCTAACTTCTCCCCGCATTTTTAAATGATCGAAATAAATTTGCCTCATTGCGCCTATTTTTCTGCCATCTCCAAGTTCTATGGTTACTATCTCGCCCATAACCTCATCCCAAGTCCTTTATCTCATTCAACCTGCGATCTTCCTCTAAAACCCTAGAATCATCCTCATCCGAAACGGCCGGACGACTACCATTTAAATTCTCGAAATGTCTATTCATGGCATCAAATACCTCTTTGGTAAAATCCGGATCCACTATATTACATGTTCCATAAATACCCGTAAAGACATTGTATAAGGCCTCATACTCCTCCTCTTTGGCCAGATCAAGAGTCAAGTACATAATATTATCCTCCCGATACGACACAAACCAATCACCAGCCGCCGAAGCTACTTTAATAAAAGATGTTTTGTCAACTTTATATTTCAGCATCACAAAGTTGTGAACTTGAATTTTCTTTCCGTATTCCATATTATTCTCTAAACTTGTTAATTCTTACTTGATTGATACAATCCGCAGCAAATCCAACAAGATATGCGAAACACTCATCTTTTCCACCGTAAAATCCCATATCCATACCGCAATCATCAAAAATACAACTCGCCACATGAACTGCCTCATGCGCTACATCCTCTACATTAATACAGCTATGAATACAAACCAATACTCCATATTTACCCGTTTCTTTATGCCATACCTTTAAAGTCGTAGCTTTAGGTTCATTGCCTTTTTTAATGCCAAGATATATCTCGGAACCATCTCGTTCCGCAAAAACATTGTTTATATCTTTTTCGTTTCTCAATTTAGCCACCCATATTAACCTCGGATATATAGTTGGGTGAAATTCATGTATTTCAATCCTCTTCCCCATATTGAAACCCCTCATTATTGATTCCTACACTCATATCAGACACCAAAGGGACCGATGTCGAAATAAGCAGATCGGAAGTGAGACCATAGCATTTATAATACACCGTTCGTCCAACCTTTCTCTTTCTATCCTTATCAAAACCCAATTCCCTGAAATGGGCGGCTAACGTCTGCCGGCTCACCATCGGGAAACCATTTTCTTCCGCATAATTCTTGACATCATCATAAATGATAGCGAAATCAACCTCATGCGGCATATCATTAGGCATCCCTTTTCTCGGGAGGGCAAAGAAGCCCCTCGCCATGGCCCAAGATTTCCCGAGGGCCGATAATCCCATCTCATTGATGCGTTTTCTCAGGCTACCCTCGCTTTCCGGGAATTTGAAGCCATTCCTCTGAAGGAGTAAGGCCCCTCTTCTTATCCAATTCAATATCCCGGGATATTCATCCCTAAGCTCATGGGTCAATTTCAAGTTCATATGCCTTTCATCAATGACCTTATCAAATACGATGAATATGAAACGACGGAAAAAGCCAAAGCTGCTATCTCCTCCAGCGGGGAAACGGTTAGCGTTAAATATGAAGTATGGGATATTCGTTATCTTAAAGGCGTTGTTCCCTATCCTGCGCCCTAGCTGAGGCTCACCGGATATAAGGCTTTTAGCGGCGTCTTCCCTTCCCGCGAAGGTCCTAGCCTCCATCTCCCCGGACCAATTGAATATCTTGCCCTCTATCTGGGATAGATTTCTTTGACGCTCATCGCCTCCCCGAAGCAAGGCCTCCATGCTCAAATTGGAGATATTATCCTCCCCTAATATCCCCATCACGGTATCCATAATAACGCTTTTCCCATTCGACCCATTGCCAAACAACACAAGAGCGTTTTCCACCTTCTTATCCATCGTTCCCCTATCATACAAAGACAGGCCAAGAAACATCTGCAATATAGTACGATCGTTCTTGTCAGGCAAGACACCTCCCGAATAAATCCTCTTCCCGAACTCCGTACCCCTCAAGAAAGAATGCCACTTTGGGCATTTAGCTTCAGGATCATACCTATATCTATGAAGGTATATCACATGATGATCCCTTGAGAAAGGCCGCAAAACACCATCCCGCATGTCCACGACTCCATTCTCAAAAGCCATGACGTTATATCGAGGACGCAACACCCTGTTTATCTCAAGTGAATTGTACATCTCAGCCATTATATCCTTGATGCTTCGAACAATGAATGCCTTGGGAACACCGGATACACGCAAATACGTACGCATAGCACGCTTCAAGTAAGCATGACCCGGAACTATCTCGTATATCTTGCCCGTGAAAAAATAGACATTACCCTTATAAAGGGCAAGATCACTTTTCGATACTGTCGTATACACCGATTCTATGACGCTGTCAAGGTTCTCATAATACAAATTCGCACTCTCCTTTCCTGTAGGACTACCGGAAATCGCCATTTCGTATCTATTCCCCGTATGAATAAGATTCTGAACTATACAAGATATAAGACTATCACTCTGAGAGTTACAATCACAATCAAATCCAATATCTACATTATTTGAAACATCTAATCCCATAATATAATGATATATATCATTTAATCTATCATACAAAGATAATGTATATTTTATATCATCATAGATAATATCTATTAAAAATCACAATATTATAGATTAAAACTATATATCACATCGTATTTATTTTGTAGCAAAAGTGATACGAAATAGAGCAATAAATAAATATTATGATTTGTTTATTCATTTTTACGTAAAAACAAGAAAGAAAAAAACAGAGAAAAAAAATTTTTAGGTAAGGTAACATGCCTTTTCTTGTATGATATAACAGGGGGGGGTGTATTTTCGCATACTTTTTCATCAACAAACACCTATTAATCAACAAGTTACAACACATAGTATTTTATATTATACATATAACATAAACAATGATAGACAATAATAATATATTCCGTTTATTAAGGACGCCCACAGGGGAAAAGCGATTAGAGCAAAAAAGACAAGCTTTAGCTGTTGTAACCATATACATCTTTTAACCACCACGCATATAGATAAAATCTATCGCAGTAAAATAGATTCTGTCTATTAAAAACATCTCCCTCTTCACGCCTAATTTAATAGATAATATCTATCAACATAATAGAAACAGTCTATCTGTATTTAACCTCCCTTCCTCATCATAAATCATCCATTACGCCCAAATACACAGTCTTCAAGATTTTATACCGTCGTTTACCTCTCTATGTTCGATAATATAGAACCTAGTCGATACGCCTACGCAATCCTCTTTATATTGTATATTTTTTTGCTCATCAAATTATGTATCAATCTGAAAATAAACACATTAAACATTGCATATAATATAAAGTTGTTGTATATTTGTAATGTAAGAAAGAGCTAAAAAGGCTTGATTTTATAAGCGTTATTTTAAAAGAGGAATAAAAAAAGAACCCCAAAAGACCTACAAATCTTTCAGGGTTCACGATTAAGTAAAATGCACTTAACCTAGATCCAAGGCAAAAGTAGTACTTTATCTAATCCATTCCAAATATTCCACTTCTTTTTAAACGCTGTAATAAGTTGAGTTATTAATAAATTAAATATTACAGACATGGCAACACAAGTAGCAGTAACAGGTCCTTATGAAATGAATTTTGCAACGGGTAAGATGGAATTAATGAAAGAAGCTCCGGAATTGGTAAAAGGTCAAAAGCTTTATTTAGGTGCTAAAAACTCATTGAAACGTATTTTTGCCGTGGTGGATCCTATCGAAAGAACGTGCGTAGAAGTTGGAACGCCTATTTCAGATTTTGCGGTAGAGCATTACGAAGCCCCACGCATGAAATATGATAAATATATTAAGCCTGTCAGCGCGTTTTTTGGTTATATTCTTAACCTTCTTTAAAATATACACTTAAATATTTTATAATCAATATGTTA